TTTTAACGGGCGTTTTTTCTATCAAGAAAATCAGCCCAATTTAACATTTTAGAATTATCTCTTTTTTGTTTAATTTGTTTCCCAAAATCACAGCATTGGGAGATGCTGATAAAGACGGTCTTTGCCGTATGATCAATAACTCTCCAAAGTAACCCCATCGGAAGCGACTTTGAAATTTGGACCATTTCTAATAATAAGAGCTACCCCCAAATTAGGAGCTGCACTCATAGTTATTGGTGAGAATATTAAATCTACAGTATCACCAGGCTTATTCAAACGGACAAAACTGTATTGTGTTCCTCTATATAAAAATATATAATCAGTTAAATAAGCGATTTCAACAATACCTTTTCCACCATTGATTACGGTTAACTCCGTTCCGAATGATTTTGAACCCGGACTGAAATAGAGAATAAGCAAAGTATCACTATCGCTCTTCACCACATAAATATTGCTTTTAGCAAGCAGTCGATGAGCATACCCCGACTCAATAATCGATATTCCTCTCTTTATATTACCAGATAATTCGCAACCTCCATATTTAAAATCAAGCATAAGATTAGGAGTAAATTCGGTTGTTCCAAATTTCCGGTAATCATTGGTAGGATTGCCTGAAGCATCAATACCTTGCTGCGATATCATATATCCATTCTGGAAGACAGCAGAATCAATCATCCCAAACTTACCGAGAATTATCCGGCCGGCCAATAAAGTAGAGTAAGGATATGGCGTCCATAATCCACTTTCCGGATGGGCTTCAATCCACTCTTTCGGGCTGATCTCCGTATTTCCAGGTACACGACTGGTCCACATGTACAGGACATCCTCATCTTCACCCTCCTGATCATCATGCATTAAGTACTCACCATTCATGTAAACAAGATCAGCAGACCAAGGTTCCGGGCGTGGAAAAGGCGTAGGATTGGCGGCAATAATGTTCACCTGCTTGCTATCAATCTCTTTCGTCCGTGCAACATCCTCATAAGCATAGATACTGATACGGTTAGCGGTAGCATACTGATCTGAAGGAATAGTGTAGTTATAAGAACTGACCTTTGAAACAGGTTTGTCCTCAAACAACTTCGTGACACTACTCCCTACAACACTTTCAACCCTGAACGTGAGATAGGCAGACATGGCCACCTTATTACTCCCTTCACCGGCCCAGAACCGGACTTGTAACGGTGCAGCCTGTACGTTATTAGCATCCAAAGATACCGTCTCTGGATTGACACCAATCCAAAGGCGTTCAGATTCAGCAACCAAATAGAATGTTTCTGTCAGTATCATATTATCATACAATTTATGCAGTACCGCTAATAGAGCCTGATAAACCCATCTTAGCACGAACCATGTCTTCAAAGGTAATCTTCGCATTGGCTCCCGTAAATGTGGCGGCACTCTTACCAGTAAGGATGAATGCGGCACCGGCGTTATCTTTCAGAGAGAATGTCCAGGTTGTAATGAGCGAAGGAACTTCCTCACCTGTGCTACGTTTTACCGCTACCGGTGTGACTGTTGCAGTCTCGCCTTTTTTAACCACATTTCCACTGATACCTGTTATCTTGAGCAGTGCGTAATAGGGATCAGAAAAGTCAGTAATCTCATCATAGCCGGAGGCAACCAATGAACCGTCTTTCTTCACATCACAGCGCAATTTAAGTACGTTATCCACATCATTGGTAGAAACCACTTGAGTGCGAGATGTACCCCAGTTCGTGTCACCTGCTCCAAGCATTTTCACCCACTGGAAAGTAAAGCCGGTGTAGTCAGTGACTTCAACGCCATCCTTAAAGATACGGACTGTATCAGTTAACGACTCCCCGGCCGTAAGAAGCTGAGACCCCTTGTTATTCGAAATCAAGACATCGTATTGGTTGCCGGTGGATTCCTGAATGACAACCTCCTTGGACAACGCATTGAAACCGATAGAGGAACCGGAGATTTCAACAGTACCTGAAACAGTGATCCGGTCATTGTCATACCCGGATATGGGTACAAGATTCTTCATTACACGCAGAGCCGGTACCTTATAAGTAGCTCCGCCAATGGTAGTACTGTAAGCGTCTATTTTCTTGAAATAACCGACCATACCGGAGTTCGTAGACAAACCGTTATTGTCAAATGTCAATAACAAGTCATTGTAACGATACTCAATCGTATTGGGTACAAGAATGCTACCGTCAGAAATATCACGCAGAATAACAACGACAGTCGGACGGCCGTTTTCGGGTAGTGCAGTAAAGTCCGGTATAAAAACAACCGTCCCTTTATTATACCTCTGTACAAGCGGAGTGCCTTCTACACGAAGTGTTCCGTTTATTGTTGTACCATCCATTAAAGCAATAAGGGTAAAACTTCCTTCAAGATTCATACATCACCCCCTTCCTGTTCAACTGGGTTTTCGGTCGATTCTTCAGTAGTGATATCTTCTTCCGGAGATTCACTATCATTACTGCTTCCACCAGTTACCGGTTCTTCACTATTGTTGCCCTCATTTTCTTGGGGAGGATCATAAAGGCCGCTTTCCTGTTGTTCTTTAATCAGCGCTTTCAACTTGTCATCCGAAAGGATTTCAGGGCTGAAATTGGAAAGCACCTTCAAAGCACTGAGCGGCAGGATTACACGGCCGTCCGGAATACGTTCCGCATACTTGTAATCGTAACCCTGCCCGTCCAGTTCTTCAGGTTTCACTAACAGATAATTCATAAGCTATTCATATTTAGATGTGATAATCAGTTTGCCGTCACCCGTGGTGAGGGCTTTATTGTCGCTCGTAGTCACCAATGCCGTTACCGCGTACATCCTCACTGAAGCATATACCGATATGGGATATAAGGGATCGAACGAATAAGCGGAAGGCACGAACTCCACCGTCCTGCCGCGACCGACATTTTTTGCCGTACTGCCGGCCTTGGCGGATTTCGCGTACCAGTCAATCACGAACAGGCTGTCCTTGCTGCTGTCAATCAGCCGCTTGTTGTAAGACAATATGCACTCGTAACCTACAGTGGTATTCATGCGAGAGTTGATCTTGATACCTTTCGTCTGCCGAATGTCGGCACGTAATGTCCCCGGCATCTCCACTTTGATGGAAGTCGTCGCCTGCATCTCGTCCGAAGTCGGAGAAGATGGGCGCGTACCAGTATAATACGCTCCACGAACACGGACAGAAATATTCCTGAAAAATCGGGCATCGAGCGTCAGTGTTTTACTCCAGGTACCATCTGCATTTTTACCGGAGACAAAGACCTCTAATTCATCATCGGTAAAGTCACGCCATGTTGTGCCGTCAAGTATCTGCCACCAGAAAGCGGCATTGGCATCAGCCACGATATCCTCTCCGGAGTATATTTGTGCGGTTATATCATACAGCCATTCGCCCTTACTGTTTGGCACCACCTCAAGAGGGTTGATTGTCCAGCCTTTGGGACGGTTGATCTTCAAAGAGTAATTGTTTGAGTCAAATATACTGGTACGAAGCACAATGCTACGCTCAAACTTTTCCTGGGTATTCTTTCGCTTGTCCGTGATAGAAAAGATACAATGCAACTCTATCGGATTGTTATAATCCACATTCTTCTTTACCGTCAAAGAATAAGTAGGTTTACCTGTGGCAGATATGACATAATCATCATTGTTAACGATACGATTACTGCCATCTGATTTTGGAGCACCTTCATACCATTCGGCACCGGTAATTGCCTGACTGCCATTCATCAAACCTTCCGGGTCCTGCACCGAAATGTAAGGCATGAGTACACAAGGAATAAGCGAGCGATCCGGCTCGTAGTCGTTCGTATCCTTGTTATAGTTCTGTACAGGATTACCGGATAGAACCTGTATCTCTGCCAGGAAAGAATAAGGATCAATATGTACCTGTACGTCTTTGGGTTGGGTTTGTATAGCCATCTTTTTTATATTCTAAATCCAACATAATTTTCTACTGTCTCAATATCTTCGCCAACCGGAATAAATACCCGGCAAATAAACTTGACTCTCTGATAATCATAACCAAAACCTAATCCTACTCCATGCTCATCAGTGTTATCAATGTGTATCACATTCTTTTGACCGTCCACATAGACAGGCTTCCAGCTATTATCAGCTGGAATATTACCGGTATCACGAAGCCACTCTATCGACACACCTGTAGTAGCCAGTAACACATTAGTAATGTCACGATTGGCGTATTTAATCCATGCAGTTATATCCATATTTACTTGACCGCGTTTTGCGCTACCGGGGGCAATGAAATCTAAGTAGTAGTTCTTATCCCCTTCGAGCAATACCCAACCGGCGGAGTTCCATTTAGGTTCTTCAGTCGTTTTATCAATCAGGCATCCCCATTTACAGCCATAATGATAAGCAGTATGCTGTTCCAGTGTAGTTATTACCTTCTGATTCTCTAAAAGAGTTTCATAGTCTACAAATCGGTAAGGTTCATCTCCCTGGGCGGTTTCCAAAGACCATTCACCTCGATCCACTTTTTTAGGGATAATCGTTCCATTCCAGTCAGCTTCATAGATCTTTTCAAAAACACCGATTTTAGCCATGACACCGACGTCGGTAGAGCCGATAGGAAGCTTCTCTATCATCTTTACGTTGGGAAAGCGCCCAAGAGTCAACGCATAGTTGTAATCTTCGAGAATCGGTTTGAATACATTCTGCAAAAACATGATCCTGCCTTCACGGGATGAAAGCAGCCAGCTTTGAGCACGCTCGTTCGGAGCTTCACCAGCATCCGGTACTTTCGCATTACCTTTGCGAGTCACATTATACCCTTCAACCGGTGGGTAGTTCTTGCCGCCCGGCACTTCGCTGTCGGGATAAAGAACTACAGTGATAGTATTATCATTGCGGTTTTTCGATACTGGTCTGAACCAAGAAGTATAGTAGTCGGTACCTCCGATCAACAGCGAATTAACGATAGAACATAATACGTCGTTTTCCTCTAATGTAGTCCAATCCGTATCTGTTCGCTTCTCCATAGTAAGCCGGTAAGTGCCATCGTCCAACAGCTCAACCTTTTCAATGGTGCCACAATCAGAGAAAGAGAAGTCACCGGACATTGCCTGAATTTCATTGATAATTAAGCGCAGCACGACAAGCGCATCACGGACTTCCAGACGCGACAACTGCATACGCCCAAAAATATCGGCAATTATCCCTTTTCCTGCTGTAAGAGAGTCTATAGCTTCACCTATTACAGTACCTCCAAATAACTTCAGTAAGAAAGGCGTTTCATCAGGTTTGGATTTATGAAGGAAGATTTTATTCAGTTCTTCTAAAGAACACTGTGATAACAGATTCAAAATGCCCACCAAGGTACGTCCAACACGTTCTCCCGTGTTTTCTCCCTCCTGGGTGGCATATCGTACCTGCCGGGCTAATTCTTTAAGTGTTTCAATCGTATCTGCCATATCAGTTGAATGCCTTCCTACAGTTAACAGCCTTATAGGGTTGCGACAAGTGTATTGCCGCGATCACCCCATAAAGCTGGCTATCAATATTCACCACATAATCCGCTTCTACCTCTTCAAGTGAAAAGGCAATCCATTGGCGGTTCTTCCGTTTGTCTTCAAGTACCTGGTTCAGCATCTCATCGAGAATGCGCTCGCACTTGTCAAGTGCGGCCTCTATCTGTTCGTAGTCTGAAGTATCAGACACATGTTCCAATACAAAGAGCAGATAATCACGATCCTTCAAATATGCCCCCGGAACACCGCCATATCCGAACCCTGAGCCACGATCCAGAATCACCGCCGGATAATGCAGTACGCTGTCCAGTGCCGTGTGCTTCTCCCGTTCGGATGAAAGGAAATGTACCTCGTTATTCTCTTTATGCCGGATATCAACATGTCTTTCGGCCAAACTCTCTATGTACTCTGAAAATGTCATTTCTTCTGTTTTTGAGTATCACGTATTCTTTTATTGAGCAGGCGAAATGCCGTTGCTACCGGCATTGCCTGGTATTTCTCCATCACCGCCACATCATCACCAACAAAGGCATCGAAGATATCAAGCCAGTTGACCGATGGCGCGGTCGGTTTCTTGTCGTTCTTCTCCGGTTCATCATTCAATGGAAACAGGAAAGGGAACGCCTTGGAAAGCCACCTTTTGACAAAAACATAGTTCAGGAATATAGCATACTTGACATACCTGTCTATCTTCGCCACTTCCGACAGCCGTTTTTGCAGTATCAGCGGTTTCTGCCTGCTAAATAAGCCGTTTTTCCCACCCGCCGGTAGGACAATATATTCGTTATCCTTCAGGTACAGCATCGATACGAAAGTATCCAGTGAAGCATCCTTGCCGTCACGTGCATAGCGGTTGAAAGCCGTGTCCACGTGCATGAAGTGCTCGAAACACATCCCTTTCAGACGGTCACCCGGCGCTTTCAGTCTGGCTACACAAGGAAGGATAAAACGGTCCATCCGGACACGACAGTCGCTGATGAACTCAAGCAGCTCACTCAGGCGATAGATATAATAACTGTCAAAGCCAACTCCGGACGGTAGGGAATAAAAGCCTTTCAAGAATGAAGACTCATCCATCTCCTGAAGGTAAAACCGTGACACGAGCAGAAACTGATCCGGTGTCAATTCTTCCCATTTCTGCGGTACCTGACGTATAACCTCACGACGGACACCGAAGCTGCGATAAACAATACGAAGCTGTCTCATACCCAGAATGTACGTTTACGGTCATTGTCCCGGTCGAATATCCTTCGTGGATCACCGGCATAATAGTCAGCAAAATAACTACGGGCAATCCGCAACAATGCAGTCATGTACATATCGGCATCCACCTTCAGGTTCTGTATCTGTACGGCTACGCGTTTAGTGTCCACCGGTTCTTTCTGCTCATTGCCCTTCTCTCCTGATCGGATTATTGTGAAGTACAGCCCGCGGTCCGTAATACTGCCCGTCTCCATCAACAGCCGTCTAACGGCCATTGTCCCGATGTAGCGGGAACAGGCCAGGCGAAAACGTTCCACATTCTTCCGCTGTTCTCCATCTTCAGGTGGATTAACCAACCCGTCAATCAGATGCTCATAAAGCCTGTCACCGATAGCCGGCTGAAGCAACATTTCCTCCACAAATTTCAGATGCGGCTGCAAACGCAGGAAGATAATCCGGCTGCCGCCAATGAAACAGACATCATTTATATCTGCGGTACTGCGGACAATGGCGGATTTGCGGTCCTGGTAAGCCTGTGAGGTCGCAAATTCCGGATATTCTGCTATATGCGCATACAGGAACTCAAGCAGCTCATCAAGCGCGTTAAACCCTTTGTTGCGGAAAGACATACGAAGATTGTCTTCCTGGTATTTGTACACCTGCTGAAAAGATTCATTGTCGGACTTCTGCCGTTGAAATCCTGCATCCGTGATCCGGACGCTGATTTCATCGAAATCATTCCAGAAAGCCAGGTTCGCGTTGGCCCGTTTGCAGATCTCAAGCAGCCGGGCATCCAGCTTCTCCCGTTCGGTAGCCCCTTCAGTATTCTGTTCCAACACATCCGGATCCGGACCGAAATTATATATCTCAATCACTTCGCCCGCCATCACATCCCCCAGCAACGGAATCAGGAATTGCCGGAAAGCACTCCGAAGCGGTGCTTCCATCATATCGAACGAAATTGCGGTATTCACCTTCATCAGTGCCTTGAGTTCGGCACCCTTGTTCCATTTCTCTGCACTGAATATCATTAGCTCAACGTTTTTTTGGTACCGCTACCGGTATCAAGGGTTACTAAAATGGTATTGCGGAAACGCAACTCACACTCCGGCATACCGTTCATTTTTATATAGAGTTCAATCGGATCCAGAATATTCTGTCGGTCAATCCAGGCGTTGGCGATGTTCACGAGGAACGCCTCACGAATATTGGAACCGCCCTGATTGCCGGCGTATGTACCGCCCGGCATACCGGCACCGAGCACATTGGGATTGACCATTAAGGCAAACAATATCTCGGAGTTGGCGGCTGCCGATACCGGAAGGTTGTCGCTGCCCTGATACTTGTTCTCTAACGGCTTGATTTTCCATTCCTCTTCAATCCTGCCGTTCATCTCATTGACGGCATAATGTGAGAAAATAGGTTTCTCCGCATTGTCCGGCCCGCAGAGATTCTGTTCTACCGAGTCCATATACTTCTGAATGGCCGCTTCGCGTTCTGCTACGGAATAGTCCTTGGACGGGTATTTCTTCTCCCAATAAGAATACGGTATCTGTACATGCCACTTCCAGGTAATCTGGTTCTTGTATGCTTTCTTGAGGAAATGAGGAATGAGATGAGCTATTTCCACCCACCCGCAAACATATGCCGGCCACCAGACAGGCATACCGTAAAGGTCATCGTTACTCCAACTATCACGCACCGGCAGGATGAATCCGTTCTTCATCTTCCCGGCAAACCGCAACACTTCAGCATGCATCTGCGGATCATATTCAGATAATACCTCCAATGTGGTGTATTGCCCTTTGCCCGGATGCTGCGGCCAATATCCGGAAACAATGCACTTACAGGCGCCATACTCATCCACTTCGGAGTAACGGCGGTAAAGTGCATTAACCGGATTGACGCCTGCAAAAGAATTGCCGGCTGCTGACGGAACGAACTGAACAGCTCCATTGCCGAACTTCAGATAATCCCGCAGCACCTTCTCCATGTAACGCCTTACATTCCTGGAAGCGACAAAAGCTTGTACCCGGCTATCCGTAACCGGCTTCAGTATTTCGTTGCCGCCATCATCGTAACCGTTCACCGTACAAGGATAAATACCCTGACCAAGTGTCAGGTTCCGGAGAAACTTCAATCCGGTATTGAGCACACTGGTGTTTCCGATCTCTTCGGCCGCCTTCTGCGGGAAATCGTTCTCGTCTCCCCATGGGCGTATCTTCAGCCCGTCGATGTCTATGTAGCTGACATTCGACAAGTCGTATGGCGACAGGATCCGGGCACGGTCCTTCATCTCGTTCTGCGGAGTTCCCGTAGTCTCACCGAATATGTACGTGGACTGCATCAACAGGGGAATACCGCTTGAATTAAACAGTATGTTCATCAGAATACGATTTTCATTTTGTTATACTCCAGTATCAGATCAATATCCACCGGATAAGGATGCCCTTCGGGGTTGCCCTTGCAGTCGCAGGGCTGTACCCCACGAAGCTGATATTCCTTCATGTTCATGCGTCCGGCTCCACAGGCGTATGCCTGCGGGATAAAGTAAACCTTGCCCTCCTTACTGACGAATTTTATCGAAAAGACACGCCGGTTCCCGTGCTCATCCCTGCGGATATCCATGTCGGCCAATGCTAAATTTCTGCGTATTGTTTCCATTGTATATTATTATTCAAATGTCCTGTCAAATGTATAATCGAAGATACCGCCACCAAACGAGTATCTGTCAAATACCTGATGCCTCCGGCTTGCCGGACAGAAGGTCAGATTCACGTTTACCCGCTGATTTCCCATTTTTGTATGGGTAAAGTCAATATCTGTGATGATGATCTCCATCGGTAAAGAAGGCGTGTCATACCACCGCTGTACCGGGGAGGTAAGCATGTCTATCAGGGCCTTGTACTTGTTTTCGTCCAAATACCCGGTGTTGACCGTGCGCAGATCATTGAAAAACGGATTGAATCTCCTTTTCAGCTTCACCATGTCCGCGATATCTCCCTCCAGTTCCGGACTAAACTGTACCAATCCTGAGAATGATATGGATTCCGGTAATCCGAATACATTGTAATAAAGAAACTGGTGTATTTCACGATGGCTTTTCCGATCAATGACATACCTTACAAGGTCCGTCAACGTGCCATCGGTGATGCGTACATCATACGATAAGATATTGTCAGCCCTGAGACCTGCGAGTTTACCCACCTTGGCCGGACTCATGTTGTATGCCATCATCCGGTTGGCATCGGACAGTTGCAACTCAACGGTTTTCTTGACGCTGTTGCCGGACTCCAGATAGATGATATCCAAATACACTTTTGTCTTGTCAGACACAAAAAAGGAAAGGTAATCAATCGAATTCTGCCTGATATGCTTGATTTTATAGCGAGAATAAAATATGAAGCCGGTCAGCGGCTCGAAAGACACACGGTATCTTGAGTGGAACACATATAGCGTGTATTCAACCGCTGCCTCGCTGTCTGAAAGAGACAGTTGTACCGTCATGGGTGGCAGGGCTATCCAGTCATCACCGCTACCCAGCTCCGGACGTACGAAATACTCATTGATGATGGTGCCGGGATCACAAATGACGACTGCATTCTCACTATCCGGATAGTACACTTCAGAAAGCGCCTCCTGTCCGTCCACCGTCATCTTGAAAGCCAGTTTCTCATGTACGTCCGTAATACGGATATCCTCCATATCGGCGGAAAACAGATACGTGTTATTGACCAAATTCGCTACCATCTCCACAGTTCTTTAGATATACCCAACACCACCGACCTGTTGTATAAGTCATATCCCGCCCTAAACTCCCACGACTTACGCCGATACCCAGCAGACAACACACAGCTGTAACGTCCGGCATCCAATCCCAGAGCCAGGGCATTGTTATAAACGACCGGCTGCCGGTAATCCACCACTACCGTACGATCAAGCAGCGCATTGCGGGATATGATATCGGTCATTTCCACCCGCAGGTAAGGACGTTCGATAATCGTATCGAGATAATACTTCTCCGAGAAATAGTCGGCCAGTATAGCCGCCGTATCCACTTCTGTGGGTACCTCACGGACAATCACCTCCGGTTCAGGAATATCAGGGCGTATCGTATCATGCCTGATTACCGTTTCCGGAGTGCAAACAATACTCCGGTGCCGGGCCCCAAGCCGGTAACCTGCCCAACCGGAAAGAAGTGCTATAAACGCACATAGCAACATGCAACTAACGTTCCGTTTCATCGACCTTTCTTTTAAATTTGTCTGTAACCGTCGCCCACAATATTCCCACCTGCTTGATCAGCGTATCTTTAGGTTTGCCGTCAATAACCGCCAGATTCTCCAATATGCTTGTCACGTGCTCCACACAGAACCAGGTCATAACGAACACTTTGACAATGGAAAAGAACAGGGTAGCCAGCAGCATGATGAAGCTTTCTTCCGACCCTGCCTTGCTCTCCAGATAGAATGAGTGAGTGATATAAATGATGGTCAGCCATATACACAGCTTGATGATACAGCGTGAGAAACGGAAGGATTCAAATCCTATGCCGCGGATCTTGCTTGCCTTGATGCCCGTCCACATCTCGGAAACAATGGCGATCAGCATAGCCATCGCCAGCAGCGGGGTGATACCTATCCATTCACTGATTACAGCAGTGATTGCGCTGAAGGAAATAGCCGGCAGTTGCAGGTTGTATTTGAAACTGGGTGCCACCGAAAGAAAGAACTCCTTCAGGGAATCATATCCATAGGTACCGACGAACTTGGTGATGAAACGTATCATATCTTTTTTTGTCACAAAGGTAAAATCATAACATCCGCTTTCATAGGACAAAAAAAGCCCCTCCGTGGTTGAAGGAACGGAAAAACAAAAATACCTCTTTACACCCGCTTCCGTTTGCGAGTGTGCGAGCAAACGGAAGCGGGTGCCGCCCTGCACCCGTCCCAGAATTATTTTTCATGATATCCTTTTTTTTAAATGGATTTTTATCTTTTTAATATCTAATTCATAATTAGGGCATTGATTACAATTCCTCATAAGAAGAAGTAAGGGAAACAACATACCATGCTTACATCCCCTTCCGTATTCATCTGACGCTGATTTGCAGGTATCACATCTATATATATCTTGCATACAAGCTACACTCATGTTTATCTCCTTTCTGTTTTTATATAGCCCGCCCGAAAGCGGGCTATATCCATTTATTCACTGATTAAAAGCTGCTCCAATTCTCCAATTTTCAACTGTATTCTCTTTTTCATAAACTTTATAAATTCCTCCAATAAGAAACGGTTGGAAATGGTAAAAATGTCATTGCTGTTGCTATATCCCGAAACTTCCGCAAAGCGAAGTTTATAGAACGCTGTTTCAAAGGTGTTTTCCTCTTTCAGCTTCTCCGCTGCTTCCTCTAATTTATCCATAGCATTGATAAATGCTGTGCGGTTACGGGAAATTTCTTTTTTCCGTTCAAGGTCGGCCAAACATTTTTCTAACTCTTTTGTCTTGCGGTTGATTTCTTCCTGTAACTTGGCCGCTTCATCCTTTTTAGAGTTCTTACCCTTACCTTTGGGCGTATCGGTCGGCTTTGGTTCATTGGTGGGCTGTTCCTTGCCTTGCTGGCCTGCCTCTTTCATGGCTTCAACTGCTTTTGCTACTTCATTACCGATTCTCTCAACTTGTTTTTCTGTTTGATTTTCCATTTTTGTAAAATTTAAAAAGTTAATAATTAATGATTTATATAATAGTGTTCAACTATTTATCTAACTTATGTACCTGGCTTTCTGCGAAGAGGTAACACAAGGGAAAAAAATCCTCTTTTGCTTCTTCTTCCTTACCCTGCTTTTTCAATTCCTCAATGCGCTGCTTTTCCGCTTTTGAAGTCACGGGCATTCCCCATATCAACAGGGCTTTTTCTCCCTTGCGAACGGTGTAACCCGCTTCTTTCCACTCCCTGAAAGTTTTTAGATTGGTGTACCCATTGCAAGCGTAATGAAATCGCAACAGACCGTTTACTGTGTCGTCTTCGTTTCCCATATATTCACCTAAATTTCTACGGGCTACCAAAGACTGTGATAATACCTTTAACTGTTCCCGTTTCTGCAAGCGTGCTTCACGCTCTTTCTTTTCATCTCTTACTTTTGTCATAATGCTATATATTAGAATGTTATGCCTCAATAATCACATAATCCTCTACGGTTTGGAAATAGGGATCACCCGTTGAAAGGAGTTCCCACTTTTTGCCCTTTGCATCTTGAAAGAGTATGCTTAACTCTCTGATACCGTCAAACTTTTTGAGTATTCTGTACCCTTTGAAATACTTGTTCAGAACCTCGATAGCCTGTTTGTAAGTAAATGTTTTCATAATCTGCAAATTTTATGTTGAACCTTGA